GGTCCTCAGCGGCGGTCGAAACGTGCACCCGCTCCACCGTGCCGCCGAACGGCTTGACGAGCTTCTCCAGCCGCTTCGGCAGCAACTCGTCGTAGAAGTTCTCCATGCCTTCCTTGCGCGGCAGATAGCTCCCGCCCGACTGCTGGGCCTGGATGCGCTTCCACGCCTTCTCGGCTTTTACGTCCGACCCGCCGATGAGGCGTTCGAGGTCGTCTAGACTCGTGATGCGCGTGCTCTTGTTTTCGATGAGCCCGCGCCGGATCGCCTCCTCGCCCAGATCCACGCCGGCTGCATCCCCGCCAACTTGCGGCTCCCAGCGCACGTTCCAGCCGTCCCCCTCTTTCGCCCACGTCAGCCGCTCAGTGCCGTATCGATCCACTTGCGTCTTACTGCCCGTAAAGCCCAGCCACTCGGCCTTGGGGTCATCCGCAAGTTCCGCCAACTGCTGCTTGAGCGCGAGGTCGGGCCAGGTGTCCTTGAACGGCGCATCTGGGACGCCGGGCGGCTTGGCCTTCGCCCGATTCAGGCGATCACCGGCCATCGCCCATTCATTGAGCGCCTCACGATGCGCCAGATGCAACGGTTCCGCGGCATCCATCAGTTGGGAATACGTGAGCGACGGGTCCGCGTGACTGAAAAAGGCTTTAACCTCAGCCTCGGCCTTATCAACCACGGCCTCAGCCGCCTTTTTCTCCGAGATGAGCTTGAGGATCTCAGCTTCGGGTTTCGCGGGGTCGGCATAGCCGATCTTCTTCCCCTCTTGATGCCAATCGCTCTGCACTTCTTCGAGGAAGCGCCCGCGCTCGCCCGTCGGCAGCGTGCGCTCGTTGTGGCGCACATGCACCAGCACGTCATCCTCATCCCAATGCGGGCCCCTGAAAGGCGTGCGATCGCTTCGGGCCTGCTCCACGGCGTCACGCGCTTGATGTAACGCGGTCTTGGCCTTATTCCACTCAGCGAGACTTGACCGAGGTCCGAGGATGTCAATGTCACGAAACGCTTGCTCGGCCTCGCTGCGTCGTGCCATCGCCGCCTCAAGGGCCGTCGTATCCGCCGGCAGCGTCAGCAGTTGCTCGCGGTAGTGCTCGCCGCCGGGAAGCTGATACTGCGCGAACTTGGTGGGGCCAGCCGTGTCAGGAATGGCATACAACGCATCAGCCCCGCGATCCCTCGCATCTTCAACGGCATTTCTCGCGCGCATCGCCTCCGCAAATCGGCCCGTCCCGATAGCCTCATCGAAACGCTGGTTTGCTTCATCAACCCTCGGTTGCCACTCGGTAAACACTTGCTCCCGTAATGCCAGCCCAGCCGGATCTGGCTTCGGCCGTTCCCCAAGCGTCTTGACTTTCGGCCACGGCGCCGGATTCGCCTCCAAGTGCTGCGCCAACGCCTCCGCGGTCACCGGCGTGTCCCCATGACTCGCCAGCAGCTCCGACACGCGCCGATACGCCAGCTCCTCCTGGCTCGCCCCACTCTTGAGCAGCGACCCCAGTCGGTTCGGATGCACGCCCTTGGCCGGCACCTGCTCGGCAATGCGGTTCACGCGCGAGTACAGCCCCTTCAGCGCCTTCTGCAACGCCCCCGCCCCGCCCGGCACGTCAATCGTGCTCACCATCCCCATGATGCTGTTCGGGTCATCCCCGCCCATCAGGTCGCTAATCAGCCGCATGGCGCGCGTCACGCCCGAATCGAACACGGACTCCGGTCGCAACCACGGCACATCCGGCATCTTGGTGATCGTGGGGCCGTCAGGCACCGTCGCTCTCCTGCGCCGCCATCTCGGCCTGTCGTGTCCGCTCCGCCTGCTCCGCCTCGAACCCGCGCGCCGCCTCGGCCTCCTCCGCGCTCACCTGCCGGTCACGCTCGGCCTCCTGCCCCTCGAACTCCCGCCCGCGCTCCCCCTCGACCATGCTCACCGCCCGGTCGCGCGCCTGCTCGGTGGACTGTGCCGCCCGCTCCCGTTCGCCCTCGGCGTGCTCGTGCTTAAACCCCAGTTCCTCGCGCGCCATCTCGGCGTGCTGGCTCGCCATGCTGGTCTGCGCGGCAATCTCGGCCTTCGCCAGTTCCACCAGCGCCTTCAACGCCGCAATTTGCTTATCGGCATCGATGCGCGCGGCCTCACGCTGGTTGTCCGACTCGATCTTCGCGGCATCCGTCTGCGCCGCGGCCCGCGCCTTCAAGTCCGTCTCCGCCAAGGACTGCTGCGCCTTCACCTGGTCGGTCTCAATGACGCGCGTCTTGCCCTCCAGTTCCTTCGTCATCATCTCCAGCATCTGGCCCTGCTCCTGCAACTTCTGCATGAGCTGCTCGACACTGGGCTCCCCGTCCTCCCCCTCCTGCAACTGCGGCGGCAGCGACTTCTTCAACCGGTCGGCAATCTGCTTGGCCCCCGGGAAGTCCATGTTGCTCACCCACACGTCGGCGTAGGCTTGCACCAACTGCGGCGCGGCCTCGGCCAATTGGCCCATCTGCGCCACGCCCTCTTCCCGCCGCGTGGTAAACGACTTCCCAATCGTCACCGCGACCCCGTACTCGCCCTTCGCCAAGTCAATCGTCTTGGCCTTCGGGTCGCCCGGCTGCGCCGGCACCGGCTGGCCCTTCTGCGTCGTAAACGGCTTGCCCAGCATGACCTGCCCCTGCTGGTCATCCTCCCCCACCGTCGCCACAATCCGCCCCACGCGCGTGTACACCTTCGGAATCAGGTCGCGTAGCACCTTGCCCTCATACAGCATCGACATCTGCGCCAGATTGTCGAGATACTGCCCGGTGCTCTGCTCGCTCTGCTTCTGCAACGCCATAATGGCCTTGCCGCTGCGCTCGTTCGGGCTCAGATTCCCCAGACTCGGGTCATGCACCGTCGTCGTGGCTTGGATGTCGCTATTGGCCTGCGCAATCGCCATCGCCGTGGCCTGAATTGCCGGCTCCACCGTGTTGCGCTGCGGCGGCGGCAACACCTGCCCACTGCCATCCCGGGCAGGCGCCACCGGCAAGAACGGGAAGTTGCGCGTGTTCGCCTGCTTCCACCACTCCTGGAACGGCTCGATGGTCTCCCAGTAGCCGATATACGGCGCCCGCGGCGCCAACCCCACCATCTCAGCCTCGTTGCTGACCATGTAGTTGTAGAGCCGCTGCGAGTCCCGCGCCGGCCGCACAATCCCCGTCCACCGCCGCTCGCCGTTCACGTTCGATTCGCGGCCAATCACCGGAATAATCGGGATATACCGTCCCGGCCAGTCCTGCTGGTCTAACACCTCGATCGCGTTGATCTTCGTCCACCGCACCCGCCGCCGCTCCACGTCCCGCACGAACGGCTCGCCCGTCGCCTCATTGATCACCGGCTGCCCGCCCGCCTTCTGCGCGAACGCATGTTCCTCGGCGCTGCAGTTCTTCTCGGTGCCATCCGGAAACGCATACAGCGTGACTTCGACTGACTCCAGCACCACTTCCCAGTACTCGGCCACCCGAATCAGCTTGCCGTCGGCGTGGTCCTTGCACCAGTCCGGCTGGTCGTTCCCCACGCCGTTCAACGTGTCCAAGTCCGACTGTGCCATCTCGCTCTTGGGATACAGCGCCTTGTACCGCGACAGCGGCAAATCTTCAGTGACGAACGCCCACAACCCATCCGACCAATCCGGCTCTTGCGCGCTCGGGTCCAGATAGACGCTGCTCTGGTTGAGAATGCGCTTGTAGACGATATCGAGGTCGTTATCCCCGTCGTTCGCATACTCGGTCAGGATGCGATAAAACCCCCGCCCCGCCTTGACCGCCCGCTCAAACGCCCACTGCCGCGCTAGATGCGCCCGGCTGTTCGCCTGCACCGCCCGCACGATGTCCTCGAACGCTTCCGCCGTGTCCTGGTCGGCCCCACTCGTCTTCGGGCTGAACTGCAACGCCAGCCGCGCCTGCCGCGCCTGCGTGCTCACAATCTCCACCGGCTGCAAGAGTTTGTTGATCGTCAGACACGGCCGCGCCGGCACCGCCGGCAACCCGTTCCCGCTGTTGTTAATCCCATCCCGCGCCGAGCGCACGTCCCCGGGCCACTGGTCGTCGAAGTCAATGAAGCGCAGGTCTTCCACTTCCCGCTGCCGCTGCGCGTCCTCGGCCTGGCTGGCGAGCTTGAACCGGTCGAGCGCGCGCTCATGGCGCTTCGTCTCATCATCAATCGGCAGTCTACGCTGCGAGTCAGCCACGGGATTGGTCCTTCCGCGGCATGTGGCGTTCAAGCACCACGCCATCAGCGTCGGTCAACGGCTCGATATTGAGGATCAGGCCATCATCAGCCGGCTGCACCTGCGTGACGACCACGGTGGCCGTTTCCCAGTTGGGAAGATAGCGACCATCTAGTGTCACAACTTCACCGGGAATCAGCCCCGGACCCTTGGACCACGTCATTTCGGCCCCCAGATCAGCCAGCGCAGCCGGCCGAGAAACGTGCGCGGTATTTCGTTGCGCTCTAGCAGTTTGAGACGGATCGTCTCCTCCTCGCGCATCATGTAGACCTGACGTACGAGCGCATCATGGTTGCCCGAGAGGTTCTCGCATGTCGTGATGACATCCGCCACCCGCTCCCCCAACCCCTTCAGCTTGAACCCCTGCCCGTTAATGACCGCCGTGTGCTGCTCCAGCGTCTCCAGCGCATCCACCGTCGCCGCCCGCACCTTGCGCAGTGGGACCTCAGCAGTAGCCGTGATGCGGCGGCCGATGGTGCTCATGGCTCGGGAATCTCCCCAGCAATCACCACGCCAAACGAGTGTCGATCAGGCGTTATCACCACCACCGGAGTCGCACCGTCCGGAGCCTCATCGAACCGGCGCCAGCCCGATGCCCTTGGCGTCACATCGACACGCGCCGAGACGGCCAGCACATGCTCAGTCAACATCAAGTCGTACTCCAGTAGTACCAGCGTGTCATCCGCCACACCAGCCAACGCCGCGCGCAAGTCGCCCGCCGTCATGACATCCACGCTGACCCACTCGACACCGCCGGCATCGGCGGCGGCTGCAACCGTCGCCCCTCACTCACCGCCTGCCCCTGCCGCACCGCCAGCCCGCGAAACGCATCCGCCGCATGACTCGCCCCATCATGTACCGGCGTCGCCTTGAACTCATTCAGCCGGCTGTTGTAGTCCCGCCGATAGTGCATCAACGCCTGCAGCCCGGCCTTGCACTTGACCGCATCGAACCAACACCGCCCCATGAGCAGCCGCGCCGCCGCAATGCCTTCCTCAACCTCCACACCCTGCGCGCCAGAGATACGCGGCGTGACCTCGAACCGCAACCCCAGCCCCGCCGCCACGTCTAACCGGCTCTTCCCGCTGCCCAACTCCCGCACCACGATGTCATGCGGCGCCCAATGCCGGCCGTACGCATACGGCTTGTCGCGCAGCATCTTCACGTAGTACGGAAACCCCTCGCCTTGCGCCTCGTGGTAGTCAATCACCCGCACGGTCCCACTCTTGTCGGCCTGGCTGAACCAGATCGCCATCGAGTCCCCGATGCCCAAGTCCCAGTCAGTATCTACGGGCAGGATGGGCTCATACGGCACGGTCGTGATGCGCTGCTCGTTCCTGGCCGCTTCCAGCTCACGCGCATAGATGGCGCCACGCACCGCTGCCTCGAAGCTGCATTCGAACTCCTGCGCGTACTCGTCACTGGTCATCATTTCGCGCTGTTGCGCCAACCAGGCGGGGTCAAGCACGCTGGTCTGTGATGCCTTGTACTCCCGATAGAACCAATCGGGATTCCCTGCGGCCTGCTCCTGCTGGGCCTTCTGTGCGATGTCGTAGAACTGGTTTTTCCCGTTTGGTGTGCCGAGGAACAGCGCCGAGCCGCCGCGGTCTACCAGCGTCGGGCCTATGACTTCTGAGTAAGTCTTTGCCGGATGCAGACCATATTCATCAAGCACGACGCCGTCGAAATACAGTCCACGCAGGGAATCGGGGTTGTCTCCGCCGTAGATACGAACCTGACCGCTGTTCGGAAAGTCGATGCGCAACTCTGAGAGGTTGACCACGCGCCCGGGGACGGGGTCGGCGTAGTACTTGAAATAGTCGAAGCTGGTCGATTTGCCTTGCGTGTACGTGGGCGCGATGTAGCCATAACGGGGCCGCTGTTTCTTGTTGAGCAGGGCGCCCTTGATCAGATGGTTGACGCCGAGCACGGTCTTACCGAAACGGCGATGGCACACCAACACGCCAAATCTATGACGGTCTAAGAGCTGGTGTACCTCGCGCTGGAACGGGCGCGGGCTGTACGGGATGGTCACGACACGCGGGGCAACGCTAGCCGGCATGGGCACGCGCTCGACTCTCGACGTTCAAGCGGTCCACGGTCGCCATAAGTTGTCGGATAGCGATGGCCGCTTCCCAGCATGGCCACGCCTTCCCTTCGAGCTGCTCCAGGAGTAGCCGCAAATCCTCAGCGTCGAGGTGGGGCGTGCTAGGGGTTGTCATCCGCCGCCCAGCGTACCGTTAGCTCGCCCTGGACCTGCTGTTTCTCGATGAGCAGCCCGAGGTGCTTCATCGCCATTTCGACAAACCCGCGCTGTTCCTTGAGCTTCACCTTGTAGATGGTGTCCACCGTGCCATCGCCGCTCGTGAGGTTGCGCTTCACGACCTCGAACCCGCCGATGAGCGCGGCCTGTTCAGCGGTGAGCGTGTGGATGGGTTTGAGGTTGCCGGTGTCATCGAACAAGGCGCGCACGTCACCATCCACCACCCGGCGCAAGGCTTCGAGTGTGCCCTTGGCGGTGAGCATGACTTCATCGAGCCGTTCCGCCTGGCCGGCCTTCACGGCAGCCGCCACGTCACTATTCATCAATGCCTGTAATCCGGCCTGATTGGCGCGTTTTGGGCTGTACCCGGCGCGGATAGCGGCTTGCGTGGCGTTGAGGTCAACCAGGTATTCGGCCACAAACCGCTGTTGGCGTGGGGTCATGAGGTCAGCGCGTAGTGTGCGCCTCGGGCTGTGGGCGCGTCAAGCCTGTTCATGTCCATATGACTCCAGCGTCACTAGGCGCACTCCAGAGGTCACATTGCACACTTCGGCAAGGTTTCTGCGTGGGGGGTCATTTTAGTGTTGACCAGCTAATGGGCTTAGCTTAATCTCTCACTCGGAGGGGATGAGAGATGACCAAGTCACAGCGCATGGCACTGGCGGTTGGACAGGCCGAGCGGTACGTCGAACTGACCAAGGGACTCCGCTATACCGAGGCTGACCAGGTCGAGCGCACGATTAACGACCTCGTCGGCCACTTCACGCCATCGGGCCGCTTCATGCTCCCGAAGGCCGTACGGCACGCGATGGGACTCTACAAGGCGGTGCGGTGATGGCCAAGCGCACATTGACGGCCGAGCAGGCAGCGGCGAGGGACGCGCGGCGGGCGAAGTTTGCCGAGCTGGCGCGGACCATCGGCGGGATGACTGACGACCAGCGGGCGGCGATGGCCGAGCGCATGGGCTGCGTCGTGACGGTGGAGGGACGGGCGCTGTCCATCCACAACATGTGCCTGCTGGCCGTCCAGTGCCCCACGGTGACGGTCGTGGGCGGATTTCAGCAGTGGATCAAGGCGGGGCGATGCGTGCGCAAGGGCGAACACGGGTTGATGGTGTGGGCGCCGCGGATGGGGGCGAAGGATGAAGCCGGCCAGAGCGAGCGCGAAGGCTTCGTCATGGTGACGGTGTTTGATGTGTCGCAAACGGATGAGTTGGCCGCGCAAGCGGTCGCATAGGGGGGAACCATGAGTGCCTACGTTGTGCATCCCGATACAATCGACCTCATCACCAGTGCGGGCGCCTTGTTCGCGCCGGAGTGGGACCGCGGGGTCCGCTTCCCGTCGCATATCGTCCGGCTGCCCATGGTGGCCGCCCATCCGGTGCGCGCGGTCGATTGGATGGTGGACCAGGACGCGATCGCCCGCTGCCTCTACGCGGAGAACGTGCATTCGGTGAACGTCCGCTACAGACTCGATGACCCGATGCCGGACTATCGGTTTCAGGCCGTCAACCTGCGCGGGTTCGACCGTCTCGTGCCGGTCGTGTTGAAGTCAATCGCCTGCCTCCAGTACCAGAGCTGTGAGGCTGACGATTACGACCAGAGCGCCGCCAGCTACCTGCTCAAGAGCCTGGAGCGGATGATTATCTGCTCGCTCTATGGAGACGCCGAGCCGTGGGGCTGGGAACGTCCGACAGTGACAACCGAGGTGACGCGATGACTCGCTATTTCGACACACCGCACCTGCTGCAAGTCGCCCACGCTGAGGGGATCTCGCCGGTCGCCATCGGCTACGCGGTCACCCACGCCATGAACCTCCCGATTGACCGGACATCGGCCTGCGTGGGCGCCATCCTGAGCTACGACGCCAGCGGGCGGCCGATTCAGGCCGACGACCCCGCGGCCTACTTGCTCGAATCCATCACCATCGAAGTGGGGTACGCGCGATGACCCGCCCAGCACGTCTCACGCCCTCACAACTTGCCTTTCTTGCGGAGGTTCACGACGGTATCCAGTATTGGGATGCCGTCAACCAGTGGATAGCCACACGCCGAATCCCCGTCTACTTGTGCCGGCCTGGCGCCACCTTTGAGGCACTCGAACGCGCGGGATATGTGGCCCTGGATGGCGACTATATCCGGCTGAGTGCGTGGCCGAAAATATCCAAGAAAGGGCCTTGACTCGTGACTACCAAAGCCCTACACTCGTCGGCAATGAAACCCGACAACCCGTTGCGCGCGTCCAAGGAATGGCCCAGCGTCCGCGAGTACTTCAGCCAGTGGGGCAAGAAAGGCGGCGCGGTGAGCTCCCCAGCGAAAACAGCGGCCGTGCGGAAGAATGCCCGCAAACCACGACCGAATGCCCGCGGACCACGAAAGGCGAAAGGCGGCCAGTGATGGGGATCAAGTCATCGAAGCCCGGCACGTATCACCCGCAGACCGTCACGCACCCGCCGCGGCCGGTCTATGTCACGACCGAGCCAGACTTTGCGCCGGCTGCGCTGGTCGTCGTCATCTGGATCGCGTTCTTCGTCGTGTTGTTCGCGGCGGCGCTGTATGCGTTCGACGCGCCGCAGACGTGGACGTACCCGCGCCCGCAGTAGCCAAAAGAGAGGCGGCGCCGGGGCCAAGACCGGACACCGCCAGAAGCTTCTCCAGTTGTGAAAGAACAGGAGCCGCCAATGTCTGAGAGTGTACCACCAACCGCCGCCGAAATGTGGGCACGCACCATCGTACAGCCCACGAGCCCGCCCACCTGCGCCACCTGCGCGCACTGCGATACCAGTGAGCGCCGCTCACTCAATGGTGTGGTGATGGCCGGTGTCTGCACGAAGGCGGGCTGG